CTTCGCCAAGTCCTTCCTGCCCGTGGCGACCGAGTGCAAGAGCCACAAGAGCATGGCGGTGTATAAGCTCTACGAGCAGGCCAAGGCCAACTGCGGGGCCGATGAGGAGCCTCTACTAGTGGTCAAGCAAAACCACTCGAAGCCCCTTGCGGTGGTTGACTTAGACTACTACTTTAAGCTAGAGTGGAGCCGGATTATGTGGGAAGGAGAGGGAAATGGGTGAGCAAGTCAAAATCCACCATGTTCTAGAGGGTCCATTCTGGGATGAAGATGAGGACTTCTGGTGGTTGGAAGTCGTGGTCGAGTGTCAAGGCGAAGTCTTTGACATGCAGATTTGTCATGACGATCTTGACCCCTTGTATAATATCGTAAAGAAATTAAAGGCACCTGATCTAGAGCCTTACGTATTTGGAAAAGTGGAGTTTGAAGATGATGATTAACCAAATCCTTTGGGAAATGTTCGTCTTTCAGTCCCTCTTTATTGGCAACGTATTCGCTGTAATGCTACTCTTTGGGGTTGTCATGGGAATTATTGAAGGTATCAAGAGGGTCCGTAACAAATGACTAGGGACATCTTGTGTATACCAGACATACATGCCCACCCGGACTTCCCTAATGACAGGGCTGATTGGCTTGGGCAGTATATCAAGGAAACTAAACCTGATGTTGTCGTGAACATGGGGGACACATTTGATATGCCGTCCCTGAGTTCCTACGACAAAGGTAAGGCTTCATTTCATGGGGCTTCCTACGAAAGGGATATTGACTCTGGTCTAAACTTCTTAGATCGAATGTGGCACCCTGTAAAAAAGTCCAAGAAAAAACTGCCTTATAGTGTATTCCTTGTAGGGAACCACGAGGAAAGAAAGAAAAAGGTCTTGGAATACCAACCTGAATTGGCAGGAGATAGGTATGGCGTAAGTTACAAAAATTACCAACTGTCGGATTATCACAATGAAGTGGTTTATTACGAAGGTCAAACTCCCGGCATTTACACCATTGAGGGTATTAGTTTTGCTCATTACATGGTGTCTGGTCTTATGGGTCGGCCTATTGGCGGTGAGCATCATGCTTCTAGTCTACTTGCCAAAAACCATTGTTCTTGTATTGTTGGTCACAGCCATACTGTTGATTGGTCTGTCCGTTCAAGCCCTACTGGCAATCGAATTATGGGCCTTGTGGCGGGGGTATACCAAGACTATGACAGCCCGTGGGCAGGCAACATCTCTCACCTTTGGTGGCGCGGAATTGTCCACCTACGAAACGTGGAAGATGGAGAATTTGACCCACAATTTGTTAGTCTTGAGGCGCTTAGAAGGGGGTATAAATGATGAGATCGACGAGTTGTGGTAGGTGTATTAACTGCAAAAGACCAGCAAACCACATGCACCATGTTGTCCCAAAGGTTCTGGGCGGTAATGAAGGGGGTAATGTTGTTCCTCTTTGCGAGTCTTGTCATGGCCTTGTTCATAGCAGGGAGTTTTTATCTCATTCTGTTCTGACCAAGAGAGGTCTGGAGAAAGCTAAGGCTAAGGGCGTAAAGCTGGGTGGCAACCGTGGCAACATTGACAAGGCTAACGCTGCGTCAAGGGAGAAGGCAGACAACCACGCCGCGAAGGTCATGGACACCATTCTTCCCCTACGTCAGGCAGGCAAGACCCTCCAGCAGATCGCAGACACCCTGAATAAGACCGGGGTCACGACAGCGAGGGGAGGGAAGTGGCACCCCACCACCGTGAAGAACGTCCTCGACAGAGCCTAAGGGGCACAAACAATGGTTGACACCTATGAAATCTGCAAAGAGATTAACAAGAAATACGGTCACCCTGCTGTGCCTAAAGGTTATACCGGACAACTAAAGGTAGGTTGTAAAGTATTCCAAGACTTCGGTGATAAAATCTTCCACAAAAACGGGGTTTGGTATTTTCTAGGGGATAAAGATACATATAAGTTGAAGTATGTGGGTGATAGTAATCCCTATTGGCCTGCCTACCAATACAATAGGTTCTCTATCTCCTTAATTCAACAAGGGCTTATACCTGAGGATTATTTTAATGGGTAAGCGAAACTTCGGTAAGTTTGACCTAAAGCCTAAGGACTATTACCCTACTGTTGATCCCGAGGCTACCCCTGAGACATTCTTACAGGAGGTTAGAGGTGTAAAGTATGCTGAGCCTTGTTATGGTCGTGGAGACCTTGAAAAGCTACTTATGGGGGTTGCAGAGTGTAAGTGGCGATCAGATATTGATCCACAAGTTGAACCTGCTGTTGAGCGGGACGCATGTGATCTCACCCACTACGATCTTTCTGACTGTGGTGTAATCATTACCAACCCACCTTATTCGTGGAATGTTCTAGAACCCCTCTTGACACACCTCCCGAGCCTCCTACCTACTTGGTTCCTACTGCCTGCCGACATGGCACATAACAAGCGTATGGGGCCTTACATGAAGAAGTGCCAGAAGATCATCTCAGTGGGTAGGCTCTATTGGATGGTCGATAGGCCAGTCAGGGGTGTAGAAAACTTTGCTTGGTATTTGTTTACTGACCATGAAGTAAATCATACGAGGTTCCTAGGAAGATGACATGAAAAAAGAGGAAGTAGAATACATCCTAGAGGCTTATGGCCTTGACAGGATTCTAGAAGATAATCAGATGGAGTTGGTAGACATCTTGGAAATCCTAAATGACCTAGGCTACATTGACTTGGAGCAATACAACCATGAAGATTGAAGTTGATGACCTTATCGCAGAAAGCCTCAAGGAGTCTATCCTTATGCATAGGGACTTTAGTTTTGATGAGTTTGAGACAGAGGACAAAAAGGCAAGACTTCTGTCATCCCTCTACGATGTCCTTCGTTACTATACTACCCATAAAGAGTATGAAGACTTCCTAAAGGGTATTAAAGATGATAAGAAATAGGCTTTGTCTGTTTTTAATCCGACTGAGTATGAGACTTACTACCCACGGATATACATACGATCTTTTAAATGAGGCAAAGAAATTTCAAAATTTAGAGGTGAAACATGATAACGAATGAAGATATGGAAGCGTTTAAGCAAGATATGGAACAAGACCACGAGATGTCAGGTATTTATCAAACACCCCTTGATATGGTTAAGGAATACCAACGGGTGTCGGGTCAAGAGGCTAATGCTAACTTGTACTCCGCTCTAATTGATGAGGAGTTTGGTGAGTGGGTTAACGAGAACCGTATGGGCATGTCCTACTCAGAAGAACTAAAGGAACTGGCAGACCTTGTGTATGTAATCTATGGGTATGCTAATGCTAAGGTTTGGGACTTAGATGAAGCGGTCCGAAGAATCCACGAGAATAACATTGGTCGAATGTATCAACCTGACGGAACAATCAAACGTAGAGAGGATGGGAAAGTTATTCGTAATAAGAGCTATCCCAAAGTTGATCTGAGCGATCTTGTCTGATGTGGGTTACATCGCTACGATCCTACTGACCGTCTACGCAATTACACTACACTAAAGGAGCAAGAATGACTAGTTACAAATCCAACTTGAACCCCATGTTTCGTAGCAAGTTTTCGGAGGACATCTTCAACCACAAGTATCGTCATGAGGGTGCAGAAACTTGGGCATCTCTAGCCAAAACCCTTGTGGACGATGTTTGCTCTTCTGCCGGTGACGCAATGTCCCGAGAAGACCGAGAGCAGCTTGAGGCATACATTCGAGACATGAAGTTTATTCCGGGTGGTCGATACCTTTATTACGCAGGTCGTCCTAACAAGTTCTTCAACAACTGTTACCTGCTCAAGGCAGAGGAGGACAGCCGGGAGGATTGGTCAGACCTGTCGTGGAAAGCTGAGAGTTGCCTTATGACGGGCGGTGGCATCGGTGTTGACTACAGTGTGTATCGTGGCGAAGGGGCACCCATCCAGCGGACTGGCGGGCAAGCCTCCGGCCCTATCCCCAAGATGAACATGATTAACGAGATCGGTCGTCGTGTTATGCAAGGGGGCTCTCGTCGTTCGGCCATTTACGCATCTCTCAACTGGAAACACTCTGACGTTCGCCAGTTCCTAAAGGCTAAAGATTGGTCAGACATGCCGGTTGCGGGGACCGATAAAACGTTGTGGGACATTAAGCAGGCTGACTTCAATTTCCCTGCACCCCTTGACATGACCAACATTTCTGTTAACTATGATACAGAGTGGCTTCTTAACTACTATGAAACCGGTGATCCGGGCGACGTGTTCCGCGAGAATGTCCGTCAAGCACTTAAGACAGCAGAGCCGGGGTTTTCATTCAACTTCTTTGACAAAGAAAACGAGACTCTTAGGAACGCTTGCGTTTCTGGTGACACTCTGATCCTCACGGAAGACGGATACACCCCCATCTCTGAGACAGTTGGAAATGTAGTTAAGATTTGGAACGGAGAGGGATGGGCAAAGGTCAAGCCTTACGAAACTGGTGTGCAAGAACTTTATCGAGTCAATCTCTCTGACGGTTCTTATCTTGATTGCACTAGTAACCACAAATGGGTTATCGGTGGTAAGTTTGTCGAGACGAAAGACCTCGCGTTGGGTGATAAACTTGATAAGTTTGACATGCCGGTGTTGGATGATGGTGAGGGAAGTGACACCAAGTTTTATTACAGCCAAGGTTTCTACTCAGGTGATGGGACCAAAGGTTACACTCGGTCTTGGATTTATGAGCCTAAATTCTGCTGCAAAGACGGGCTTATTGGTAAGATTTATGGTGACAGCGTAAACACACACCGTTATGTCTGGAATCACGGACCTATGCTAGATAAAAACTATGTCCCAATGGATCAGCCTATCGGCCACCGTCTTGCATGGCTCGCGGGCCTGCTTGACGCAGATGGAACTGTTACTCGTGACAAGAACGGTAATGGTTTCCAAATTGCCTCTGTGGACCACGACTTCCTTGACCGCCTTCGGTTGATGCTCACAACCCTTGGTGTTAAGGCTAAGGTTGTTTCCGCGAATCCTGCCGGTAATCGAATGATGCCAGACGGAAAAGGTGGTCTTACTGAATACCACTGTAAAGAGACAAAACGCCTTCTCATTGGTAATTACGACGCTTGGAATCTCATGCAATTAGGGCTAGGAAGTTTCCTTCGCCGTTTGAACCATAACGGACAAAAACCCCAACGTGATGCTCGTCAGTTTGTAAAGGTTGTCTCTGTTGAAGACCTTGGTATTTCGGAAATGACCTACTGCTTCACCGAACCCCAAACTTCTCGGGGGACTTTCAATGGCATTGTGACGGGACAATGCACCGAAGTAACCTCCGAAGACGATAGTGACGTTTGTAACCTAGGTTCGATCAACCTTGGCCGTATCGAGAGTGTGGAAGAGCTTGCAGATGTTGTCCGTCTGTCCACGATGTTCCTTATCTGTGGCACCCTCAAGGCCCACCTTCCCTACGACAAGGTTTCTCTGGTTCGTGCAAAGAACCGCCGCCTTGGTCTCGGCCTTATGGGTATGCACGAGTGGCTAATCCAGCGGGGTTACAAATATGAGGTCACGCCAGAACTTCACAACTGGCTCTCGGTTTACAAAGGTGTTTCCGACAAAACGAGTAAAGAGTTTGCTGACCGCCTAAGCATCACTCGCCCTGTTGCTAACCGTGCCATTGCTCCTACTGGCAGTATTGGCATTCTTGCTGGAACTTCTACTGGTATTGAACCAATCTTTGCCGTTGCTTACAAGCGTCGTTACCTTAAAGGTGGCAATCGTTGGCATTATCAGTATGTTGTGGATAGTGCAGCCCAAGAGCTAATCAATCTGTATGGTGCTGACCCTCAGAATGTAGAGAGCGCACTTGATCTTGCGGGTGATTATGAACGTCGTATCAAGTTCCAAGCGGATGTTCAGGACTACGTTGACATGAGTATCAGTTCCACAATCAATCTGCCGTCTCGTGGCTCCAAACTTAACAACGAGTCAACAGACGAACAGTTTGCTAACACTCTTGCCAAGTATGCCAACCGACTCCGTGGCTTTACTTGTTATCCCGATGGTGCTCGTGGTGGACAACCCCTCACCTCTGTCCCTTACCAAGAGGCTGTAAGCAAACTTGGAGAGGAGTTTGAGGAGCATGTAGAGGCACACGACATCTGCGACATTGCAGGCACAGGCGGAACCTGCGGCGTGTAAACCCGGTGTCCTAGGCAAGACGTAAAACTGCCTATAATACCAAAGGACTTGAGATGACTAAACTCTGGATCAAGACACCATACCCCTACGATAAACCCGGCGATGGAAAATGGGTGGAATGCACCACTCCTTACGAAAAGCGTATGTGGCAAAAACACAATAAACGCGATACAGGTTTGCCCACAGCAAAGCAAAAGGAAGTCCCCGATGAGTAGGCTTAAAAAAGGGCGAGACTGTCCGTATGAAACCGGAGACAAAGTAAAAATAAACCTTGAGGGAACTGTTTTCGAGGAATATTCTCTTAACGGAGAGGTTGTCACTGTCACCCTATGGGATGGTTTCTGTTACCATGTAAAGAATGACAAGGGTGAATATTTTAATCTTCTGCCGCATGAGGTAACCGATGTTTGAGGAAGAAGTAACCGGCCATTATACTGAAGGTAATATAGAGTGTGTTGATTATCTTTGGGATAATATGCCTATTGAGTGTTTTGTAGGTGGGCTTGAATGGAATATCAAGAAATACCTTCACCGGTGGCGATACAAGAAAAAACCTGTTGAAGACCTAAAGAAAGCCAGAGATTACCTCAACGTCCTTATAGGTGTCTTGGAGGGTGAAACCCCTAAATTCAAGGAGTTCAACAATGATTAAACGACTTCTGGCAGCTATTGCTATTACTACCCCAACTACAACCTTAGCCCAAGACAACTGCAAAATCGTAGAGGGCAACCCTGACATTAAGGTGTGTAGCTTTACTCCCGAGAACTCACCAGCCTGTCATAACCTAGAGGATTACCCCGCTGGGCCACAACAACTAGCTGACTTCTACGGTGCGCGGGTTGCTGGCTACAAATATATCCCATCTAAAGAAGGCTTCCTGCTTACAATTATCCGACCTATGAAAGATGGTACGCTTGGCAGCATTAGTCTGTTCCACAAGGGTAAGCCACAAGCAGGTGTCGAGCCGGGGACTGAAGCATGTATTGTTGCTATTGGTTCCCAAGTAAAAGGAGACCCTGCGTAAGAAATGTTCCGTAAACTAATAGCGGCTATGTTTCTGCTGTCAGCAATATTAGCGTGTACACCTGCATACGTTCACTGTGAAGACTATAAGCGTGTGTGTGGTGTGGAGGTTGACAGTGGTCACTAGGGACTGGCAAGGGGAATGAATTAACGGACGCGATTGCTCCTATACGTTCATGTGGGCCGCTTATGAAGAATACTCGAAAAAGGGTTTGTAGTAGAGTCTAAAGCAGCAAACCAGAAACCCTGAAACACCCAAAGCATTATAAATGTGAGTACGCTGTTAGGCTGCACTACAATAGAAAAAGCCCCCACCAAACTAATGGTAGAGGCTCTTAGTTAGTGCTACGCACTGTGAGAATGGCTCGTCTGATTAGGTTCAGGCTGGCCTAACCTAAAAAGTAAACTATGCTTAATGTTTTTGTGCCTGTAATCCTAGCTTGTCAAGCTCAAGTCAGTGACCCCACTGAGGATTGCGTATCTACTTTGGTGGCACTTTCAATACCAGAGAAGCTTGTGTCAGTGACCTCCAACTCAAGGGACTCCCCTACCTCAAGCAAGTCCTCCCCGAAGGGGTTCTATCGAGGATGTAACCTGCCTAGAGATGGAAGCATCTGAGGGCTCAAACCTCTAGTCTTCACAACCACTATCGTAACCCTTAATGACCCTCGTCCCGGTGACAATCACTTGGGCGGGGGTTTCTTTTTGGTATTCTAGGAGTGTGTCTGCGAATGTCCCCACAGGCTCAGAGAGGCCGTCACAGAGGGCACCGTCACTCACCACCTTGTCGGTCTCTGAGATACTGCAAGCTGTCAGAAGCATTGTCAGGGGCGCTACGAACACCTTCATCAATCCGTTTCCTTTTCTCGATCTGTTCCTGTTGGATTTCCTTGATGATCCTGTCTTCCTCTGCCGATTGAATATACCGGATCGTGAAGAATGAAATCAAGCCAACAACCAAAGCAGTGACCACAACTAGAGTGACTTTTGATCCAGCAAGAAGCCTCAGCATATCTCATCTCCGAACCTGTTTAGCTAGTGAATCCAGACCAAATGCCCCTCCGGCAATGACAAGGACATAAGGCATGATAGTGGTCGCTACAGTCCAATACTTCTGGTCCTCGGTCCAAAGGAATGTTCCGACAAGACCAAGCCAGATAAGGACTAGGAAGCCTGCAAACTCCCTCTTTCCTGTCTTCTTACTCACGGATAAGCTCCTCAATGGTATTCAGACGGCGCTCTACGTTATTGTCAATAATTTCAGAAGATGTTTGAATTTGTCTGACCGTAAGAGATAGGTCATAGGTAGTCTTCAAGTTCCAAGTCAAGAGACCGACAAAAGCTAGTAGAAGTGTTTTTGTAACCCAATCGGTCTCCAAAAATTTCTCCAGTTGTTTAGGCATAATACCTCCGAGGAAGTTCAAAATGGGGTAGGTCATAAAAGCTACCTGTATACTTCTGGACAAGTAGTTCTGCCGTGCCATTCCACTTACGGAGATCATTTACGTTCCAATTACCGCCCCATCGGAGAGGGATGTCCAGTTCCTGAGCAGCTTTACGGAATGCGTCTGCTACCGGATAGAAGTATTCAAACTCCCAAGTAACAGGGTAAGGAACAATATCAATGGCGTGACCCGTAAGATGACGGGAATCCATAGTTTGTGTCTTACCTGCCTTATAAAGTTCCCTCTGTCGGCTCCTAGCCCTGAGACCTTCAGTGATTGTAAAGTCCTGACTAGTGAGTTCTAGAGCCTTGTGGGCGATCTCTTGGAGGTCACTATGGACCCCCTTGAGATTATCTAGACTACGTTGTGAAAACTGGTAGGCCATGTTTACTCCGGTTTAGTGGGCCAAGTGACGTTCTCGGGGAAGCCCTCCTGTTGGGGGATGTCCCTGAGTTCCTGACGGTATGTGGCCCAAGCGGTTTGATCTACAGGAGCGTCGGGGATTTGGGTCCAATCAGATTCCTTGAGGAGGGAATCCCTTTTGGACCGGATTTCCTTTGACTTAACGTCTAGAGCTTTTGTCCTATCAACCTTAACGATCATTCCATCACTCCGTAGTTAGCACCCACACCGTCTGTCAGGTCAGCCTCGTTCACTGTCCATGCGTCCCGCTCGCTGCGATCAGACGGGATTTCAGACACGTCCACGATCTTGTAGGGTCTACCTGTTGGTACGTCCTTGGCTGCGATCTGTTCAATCGTCAGGGTGTCAGTTGCCGGGATGATGACGGAAACACCACCCTCTACATTTTGATAAATGATGCACTTGTTCATAATTTTGCCTTATCTAATTGCGACGAACGAGACAAATTCGCTGTCGGCGCTAGCGCCACCGTCATTGTTTAAGTTCATCCTGACTGATGTTGTGGTGAAGTCGTAGAAACCGACAATTAGCCCTCTAGAAAAACTGGGGCGTTTTGCTGTCGCAAGCGCCGCATAGTTCGCGTCTGCAAGCGCACTGGCGAAATTGATAGTATAGTCGCCCGTCCCGTTGTCAGTAATGCTGGACACGTTGAGACTCTCTCGGATTGATACCGTTCCAGTGCCATCAAAATTCACCCACGCTTTGACAGGGCTTCCTGCATTAGTCTCAATCGCCGACTTTACCTTAGCGGGACTCACAAGGCTTTCTGTGGTGCTGGTGCCTGCTTCCCAGTCGGAGGTGGGTTGATCCCCAATAAGGCCGACTTGAGTTCCCGAGGAATTGACTACGTTAGTGTCATCAAAGATGCAAAACTTGTTAGTAGATTGGCACAAGTAACCCACGTCAATCCAAGCATCGTCTGCCTCGGTCCTCATTTTAAGGATATTGTTGCCCGTGTCATACCAAAGCATATTAGCGTAGGTAGTCGAGGGTGCACTTGATCCACTAGAGAGACTTGCCAAGGCTTGAAGCGCATCGTTAATATCTTGCCTAGTATCAGGAAAAGGTTGGTTGGCAATAAGGAAGTCGTTTTGAGACATATTTTACCTCAGTTGTGTTTTACATAAGCTGTCAATGTGCTGACAGAGGGGGTGACATTATCTGACGTAGATACGAGGTCACACTTGAACCTAAATGCTCTAGCACTCAAGTCAGCAGCACGGATCACCTTCCAATCAGACCAAGTGGGTATCCCCGAGGGGTCGTCATCCGTAGTAGATACATAAACTGTAACTGTTGTATCTGCAAACTGGCTATCACCTCCAAGGTCATCAAACAAGCCCGGAGCAGCATCGAAGAAACCCGGTTGGTCATCAAAAAGCCCTGCCGTATTGTCAAACCTAGCGTTGATTGCATCTACATAAACTCTGCACCTTCTGACTGCCCCCGTGTCAATGTAGTTAGAAAACTCATAGGTGCCTGTAGAAGGTCCAGAGGAATAGGAGTCCAGACGAAGCTCATCACCCGTAGTTACAGCCAAATTAGTCTTGGTTCCACTAAAACTAGGTGCCTCGGCTTGTGTCAGAGTGTTCGTGTAACTTTCAAGGTCTGCCTCTGGGACACTAACGGTTGTGTAGTTTTGGGAAGCAATTCCGGTTTTGTCATATGCTCTGATTAGGTAGTCACCCGGCCTTGCGGAAGCAGGAACATTTGTGGCAGGTCTAGGAACCTTGTTTACATAATCAACACTGTTGGCCCAAGTTCCGTTACCAATATCAGGAGAAAACCTGATCCTGTAATATGACAAGTCAAAATCGGGAATAGCATCCCACTCAAGGTTTAATATGCCACCAGAGACTTCCGCGACAAAACCCTCAACATCAGAAGGTGGTTCAGTAAGCCCGGAGGCACTAATACCCACGAGGTATTCCCACTCACCCTTATTACCGAAAGAGTTGATAGCCCTTGCACGAAAGCTGTATAGACTATCATCAAGGTCAACAATATCAAATTGACCTAACTCACCTGTGCCCCCTGACTTCCACTGAGTGTCACTAGACTTCTTGAATTGAAGCTCTACTCTATCAACACCCTCAGGCCTACCTGATGAGACCGTAACAGTAGCTACGTTGGTTAACTTCTCTCGAATGATCTTGGTAGTTGTTACGGCGTTTAGGCCAACGAAAGGCACATCAAATGGGCTGAGGAGTTCAGTGTTGTCCCTCTCGTAGATAACACCATCATCAACCTCGTCAAAGACATTCTCGGAAATCTCCCGAAGAGTCATTTGAACTTGAAGGTCTTGAGCGTCCGTCAGACCGAATGTCCAACTGGAAACCTCGAAAGTCTTTTGATCCCATCCAAAGCGATCAATGGAAAGATTTACAATGCTCCCGACTTGCAATTGGAAGGCTCTGAGACCCCAAGAGGCTTGGACGGTCAACTGTTGCCTGTTCCGCTCAAGGGCAATCCTACCGATCCTCCTAGCCTCGTCAGAGTTGTCCGTGAAGGGGAGTTCAAGGTCAATTACACTCTCTTGACCATTGTCAGCATTGAGGAAGGCTTGATTGGTTACTTCAGGGAAATCGGCAGTTTGCCAATCAGTCTCATCCCCACGGAATGTCCCTTTTACGGTGTTAAAGTTGTCCCTACGAGAGTGCCTTGTCTGAACACTAATTTCGCTACGAAGATCATCTTCCGTGAGAGTGATCTCAGGGGCAGTCCAATAGGCAGGCTTCATACGCCATTCACCTTGGGCATACCACAGAAGACCGCCCATACTTGTGAGAAGGTCGTTTAGGGCATCATAAGGTGCAAGTTCGGTAGTGAAGTTGCCGTTACAGGTGTATCTTTTCTCTCCGTTGAGTGCGGTCTCATCGCAGACATTTGCAGCCTCTTGGACAAGGGTATCATCAATGTTGGCTGCACTCTCCGAGAGGCCATAATCACTTCTGATGTAATCCCTCAAGCAAAGGGCAGGGTTGTCACTCCAAGCAACGGTATCCGTCCTAGGATCATAGACCTTCTTACCCTTGATTGTGGTGGTGACCTGAGGGACTCCATTGGGATAGGTGTCTTGGTCAAACTTGAATCTGCAATACAAGTAGGCAATACCACGAAGGCGGTGTTCGTTAGTCCATTTGGGGACTTCATTTACAAGGTCACTGTCAGCGGCTTGGTCACTTTCCCCAAGGTGCTTCTTGATCCTCAGTTTACCATCATAACGGTTAGAGGTAGTTCCGTCGGGAAGTTCAATCTCTTTTACATTACCATCTGCCTCAAGGTTTGTGACCTTGGCATCGTTGATGTAGATTTCTTCAAACTCTTCGATCTCATGACCGGTGTAGGCTACGATTTGGTGGAGAAACTTATTGTTGTTACCAGTAGTCCCTTGGAATACAATAGCCCCACCCACACGAGCACGACCATAGACAATCTGGTGGTCTAGTGCCGGTTGCCTTTGGTTCACATTATATCCACGCTCCCTACGACCAATTTTTGGTTTAGGTGTAAGTGCATTGAGGGCGAGACCAAGGGCAGTCTGAGTGGCAAAACCCACACCTGCAATAAGGGCAATCGAACTGGTTGATATACCAACAGTCGCAAGAACAGCATTACCAATGGCTATGGCAGAACTAACAACGGCCACTATAGCACCTTCTTGAACTTGGTTTCGATCTTGTTGTAACCCATACGCTCAACAAATTTGTCAATAGACTTCTCTACAGTACCAGTCATGCAGAATACCTTATAACCATCTTCCTTAAGGCACTTCTCCGTAAACTGTATAAGTCTTCGGGCTACAGTTAGACCACGATACTGTGGGGATACATACAGACCGTCCTCCGAGGGAATAAAGTGGCCTTTGGAATGGAGGTTAGGAGCAATGACAACCCAAAGGTATCCCACTAATTTACCTTGGTCCCTAGCTGTAAATATCTTCAAGAGACCTAACCCTTCAAGGGAATAATAGGTATCCCAATCCATCTCCAGATCAAAGGTGTCTCTAGCAGGGTAAACCTCTGAATAGTGGCCCTCAATCAGAGGAGATACTTCGTCCCTAACACTATCAAGGAATTCTTGTTGGTATTTAATTGACACTACGACCCCAAACGACTTCTTTATCCTGAATGTCCTCAACAAACTCTAGGCCACGATCACCGGGGTAAAGAGACTTCTGAAACTGGTTTGTAAACCTTCGGACCCTTTGCCTTTCAAGGTCAATAAGTTTGTTTTCTACCTTAAGCTCAATAGTCCCAAAATCAGGGCCTTCGGAAATATTCATTTGGTCCATGTAACCAGAGAAGATTTGGGTGAGACTTGCGTATGCTTGAGTTTCCCCGT